GCAGTAGGTGGAAGCACGAATAATCCGGACTTCCCATATCAGAGACCTACGATCTCTAAGAACTTTAACATGAAGTTTAAGATTGTGCATAAACAACGAATATTTATGTGTCCAGGAGCCGATCATGTACACAACTTTAGCTTTGATGTAAATCGTGTGATCGACTCTACTTACCCTGCAGATTATGATACTATTAAGGGCATTACATTTATCCCTTTCGTGGTTTGCAGGGGTACTTTGGGATCAAGTTTTGATTCTTCTGATCCCCTTGTCTCTATTTCCTTGGGGAATATAGGCACTACAAAATCGAAGATTATTGGTACTGTTAGACAGAGTGTCAAGGCGCAGATAATGAATTTCTGGCCTAAGATGACATATACTAACCATAATTTGTCTGATGAGACTGATGGTCAGTTGTGGGTGCATAATAAGATTTTGCAGGGACCAGTGAACGGAAATAGTGCAGTTAACTTTACTTAATAAAAACCCTTTGTCCCTAATTGTAATGAGAGTGTGCACCTCCGGAGGCCCTGCGGGGCTCTTGGCCTGTCGGCCGCTTTTTTCTTAAGTGTCTGTGTAATGGCGCAGACGCTGTTAAGTTATTTATTAATATTGTTCTATCGGAACTACTGTAAACCGGCGCTGAAGCGCCTCAACCAATTCAGGATCAGTGAAGATCTGGTCTATAGCATACTGTGACGTAACTATAACTTTTTCAGGTCGTATCATACAAGATCCTCCTTTCTTCTCTGCGATAAAGGGGTAGTGGTCTGCCCAAATTTTCAAGAATGAACCTATCCAGGAAGAGTGGGAGGGGTCAACATCATCGATAAGAACTTCTTTATTATCTTTATAGCCGTCCCACCACTTGTTCAACGGTTTGGGGTAGACGAGGGGATATCTATCCCGGACTCCTCTTGACTTGCCAGTTCCAGAGGGTCCCATGAGCCATAACCCTGCGGTAGTGGGGAGGGGCTCGAGGGTCGGGAGGCATTCCCTGTGAATCCTCTGGAGATTCCCAATGTACCGGACGTAAATATCAGCGGGGATGGAATCGAAGTCACCCGCCTTAGCCAGGGTACGGGCGTTCTCCCAACGCTGCTTCTCCCGAGACCCGGAGTCCTTAGGTGGTGTTCCACATTCTCTGAAGTTATTATCCTTGATAGAGTATTCTCGGCACTGGTGGGGGGTGCCCTTGGCGGGCTCCACGTGACATCCTGGAAGGAGTAGTCTGATACTGGCGAGGGAGCGTGGATTTCCATATTGGACGTATCCCTGAAGGTGCGGGGTGCCGGTGGTAGGAGATATCTCTCTGCCTGCGATGCAGTACTTGCATCCGAGTCCGTGAAGCCAGGTGTCAAGGGGGTCGTCGTCATTGTATTCCTCAGGGTAGTTGTTCCAGGTAAAGACAAAGGAGCGGGCACGCATGTTATGGCGGGAACAGGGCCTGTTCTTATAGTTTTTCTTGTGTGACAGAAGATCTGCACAGCAAAAAAAAGGGGTCGAAGGAGAGGGTCCTTCGAGGGTCCTTTGGAGCGGAGTTTCTGTGCCAGTTTGACACGGCACAGGTGGTCTAGGTAATAATAGCTAGACCACCACTTGTGTCGCTTCGTCAAAACTCAATGTTGCGACCCATCTCTTATTAAATAATGTCCTCAGGTGGTTATAGAAACGCATTCCCTTATAACTTGATGAGAACTCCGCCAAGCTCAGGTCGTCGAAGACGCGCTGGTACTCGTGCCAATCCTCGTACTGCTCGAACAAATACGCTACTCAAAAAATTTCGAAATACTGTTCGAAGACAAAACCAACGCACTGCTAAGAGGGTTGGTTATCGGCCTTTCAATGGGAACGTTAGTAAATCAATGGAGATGGGTGAAACTACAACATCTCGTAATAAGATTACGTACAAGAGGCCGAAGGGGCTTAAAGGTATGACTAAGTTTGGGGGTCTGGGTACTTTTCAGACTGTTAGAACTTGGGGTCTCAGTGGTGGGCAATCCAAACAGGCAATTTCTGGATATGCTGCACAGCCAGTCATACCATCAATTTTGGATGCCGCAGAAATCAAAGATATCTACAAGAGACTTGCAAAGAACAGTATCGATATTGCTGGAATCAATACCGGTGTAACTGATACTATGGATGAACAAGGTCTCGGTTTCTTGGGCGGTAAAAAGCTTTTTATCAAATCTGTTCACCACGAAACACGTTTCTCAAACCATGGAGCCTCCAATTGCGAAGTCGATTTTTATTTGCTAATGGCAAAAAATTCCGAACAAACTGCATTGGATCCAGTAACCCTATGGGATGAAGGTGTTACTACTACACAAGGTAGTACAGCAGTAGGTGGAAGCACGAATAATCCGGACTTCCCATATCAGAGACCTACGATCTCTAAGAACTTTAACATGAAGTTTAAGATTGTGCATAAACAACGA